ACGTTGAGGACAATGAGCATCTTGGGTGGGTATTCCCCAAGGTCCTCGACTTCGGCGGTGCGTCTCTGCCGTTGAAGGTGTTCACGAATGGAAGCGCGCACGCCGTCCAGTCAGACATGGTTGGCAGCTTCGTCGGTAGGGGCACCAACATCATCTCCTCCGACAAGCTGGAGGGTGACGGCTTCTTCTACGTCCTCACCAAGGACGGTTCTGCTCTGGCCTTCATACCGGGTGCCGTCAAGTCGGCCTTCCAGGACAAGAACGGACCCGGGGTAGTCTTCGAGTCCATCATGGGTGGGCGGTTCAAGCTGCGAGTTGTCCCTGACCTCAAGAAGCTCGCCAAGCTCGGTGACGACGAGTACGGACTTCCGGCCGCGGTGCAGTGGTGTCCGCTTGGTGCCGGCGCGGCCCTCACCCTCGTTGATGATCCTGGCCTCTTCACGAAGACGGCCAGTGGCATGAATCCCAACGGTTCCCTCTTCATCATCAGTGACGGCAACCTTTGGTCTTTCACTGGCAGGGCCGTCGAGAAGTTGGCTGCTGATCAGCGTCAATTCCTGCAGTCTGAGGACGCCCTCTTCCTTGCCGTCGCGGCAGGAGTTCACCCGAAGCTAGCCATGCGCAAGTTGGCCGAGGCTGGGCAGCGGGGTGAGTCTTTCGTGGCTGGGTGCCGTCCCATCATTCCTCTGCGTGAGTCGCTTCAAGCCGCTGAGGAGATGGCGAAGGAAGCCATCGCCGGCATGCCGCCGAAGCACTTCCTCTTGAAGGAGGCGTCGGGCCTCGACGACGTCAGCACCGTGGACAAGGTCCTGAGTCTTGGCTTCATAACGCCAGAGAACCTCTCGACCTTCATCGAGTACGTCCCCGACTTCGAGGAGGCCATCGGCAAGCTGGCGTACCTCCTCGTCGCCGTGCGGTTGGGTCTCCCCGACGTCCCCGAGGTGTCGGTGAAGAACGCCATGGAGCGCCTGGAGGATACCTGTAGAGCTCTGAAGGAGCTCATCTACCGTAAGGCGTAGCCATGGCTTCCACGCTTCAGGGAACGGTCTTCGAGTCCTGTGCTGATGAGTTCGAGAAGATCGCTAGCTCCAAGTTGAGGGCGCTAGTGAAGGTGGTACCTGGGCGTAGGACAGGGGAGTGGCGCCTGATGTTGGGCGAGAAACGCATAGGGCGCATGTTGCTGGATAGCGCCGACGATGAGGCTGCGAATAATATTGTCAAGCTCATAAAGATTGATCCAGAGTTCCGTGGTATGGGCTTGGGGAAGAAATTCCAAGGTGAGGTTGCCAGGCGTCTACCGCGACAGCAGGTACACGTTCAGACACCTGTGTCGGATAGCTACCGCCGTGTAATAGAGTCAGCGCCGAAGCGCGGTTACGAAGTGTCCTCTGTGCCTTCTGGGGCCATCGCTCCAACGAAGTTCTTAGCCGCGGGGGAGTCAGTGGTTGGGTCGAGGCTGACTGGTATGGAATCAGCCGCCCCAGGAATCCCCGGTATTATGTACTCGATGAAATTGCCAGGGAAAGCAGCTAAGTGACGCGTCACCCCGCCGAGTTCTGGATCAAGTTTCTGCTGTCCCGGCGGGAGCACGCCTTCGATGAGATCATCCGCATGTGTGAGATGGCCGACCTCGGCACGCCGACGTTGGAGTACATCGCTGCGCTCGACATCGATATACGTTCTGAGTTGCCGGTGCCCTTCAAGGGTCACGACCGTCGGCACCGTGCCTCCTCACTGTTTCTTCGACAGCAAGGCGTCTATGAGGCCTGGCACCGCGACAAATGGTTGAAGGCGGCTCTCAATCTTCTTGGGGACACGAACGTGCGCCCCTTGCTCGAAACATTTCTTCTATCTCCTCTGAAACCTAGTCAGATCGTACGTAAGGTGAACCAGGTCACCGATGCCAGCCTTGACGAACGGACCCTGGATCGATTTCGGCACTACTTCTGGAACGTCTCACTTCTCAATTCAGAGGAGTGGGGAGAGTTCATCCAGCGTAGGAATGTAGCTCACGGCGAGTGGCTGCGACTTGCCATCACGAGTCGTGGTCCGCAGGGCGTTCAGTTCTTGCTGTGGAAGACGGGTACTGGCCCCATCCGTCACGCCGATGCTGGTAAGATCTTCACCAATCTTCGAAACATCGCCTACATGAAGGCGCTTGAGCTTGAACACCAGCCTGCTAGTAAGGATCACTCCATAGCCTTCTCCAATTACGTGAAGGCCGCCAAGGCATCACAGGAGGAAGTAACCTCCTCGGCGTCTGCTATGATGGACATCCTCGATTCTTTCAAGGCATTCAAGATGAGGACTTTGGGGGATGAGAAGAGGGAGGCGATCTTGGAGCTGACGGAGGGTGGCGATACCTTCTCAGAGGCTGAAGACGTAGCGGGTTCTGACGAAAAGATTGGTATGGACGACTACTAGGAGGACGGCATGGGAGATCTACCTGTCCCGCAGGTTCTGCGGAAGACGGAAGACGCCATCGAGAATGGCGGCGGTATGGTTCAAGGCAGCCTCGGCATCCAGCCCCTGAAGTTTCAGGAAGTGGAGATCGGGAAGCACCAGGTGAAGTACACGTTCCGGAAAGGCGACGCCGTGTTCCAGTTCTTCAGGTCTGATGGCGGCCTCTATCCGGCGTCGTTCCGCAACAAGCTCTTCGGCGCCTTCTCACAGTGGCCTCCGCCCAACAAGGGACTCGACATTCAGTGGGTGGAGGAGCTCCAGAGCTGGAGCGTCATCGTGAAGAGTGGTGGAACGACACCCCCTGGCCCTGAGGACATCGACCATATTCTCGTCAACGCGGTTTCGTGATGAAGCACGTTGAGAAGTCGGAGACGGAGAGTCCCAAGGGAGCCAAGGCCCCAGCTCGTACTCCAGAGGATGGGGCGCAGAACGACCCCGGTGACACCGTCGATGACATCGAGAAGGGTGCCGCCCACGCGACTATTATGTTTCAGTCCGCAGCCGACGAGCTACGATCCATTCTTAGCTAAAGAGAAGGCCCCCGTTCGGGGGGCCTTGTCTTTACATCTGCTTCAAAGCTATCCGAAGATCGAACGTCTTCCCTGAGTGGTCGTGCCGTCTCGCGTGGACGTGCAGGACTTCATGTATGACGCCGTCTCCGGATGCTCCTTCCATGATCATGTCATAGACTTGGCTTAGCGACTTTTTGTCGATCACTGCCGAGGGCACTGCCTCGAAATCGTAGGCAACTACTATGGCGTCGCCGTGGTCCGGGCAACAGTGTTCGATGCTGCGTATCTTCTTCGTTACGCGAGCGTCTATTGCGGCACATGCGCGATTGATGATCTCGTCCAGCCATTGGTAGTCCGCGGCGCTACCAATGGATTTGAATCGAGCTTCGAATGCGGAGTTCGGGCACATGTCACACTGCTTTCCGTAGATTTTCCCTAGGCACGATGCACGAGACGTCGTTGGGTCATCTAAGTGTATCCGTATCTTACCGTCCGACACGCTGGTACGACGGCCCGTTCGCATTGGGCACGGTACGTCTCCCCCTCTGTCACGGGAAGTCATTTATGACCTCTTCTGGGTGGACACCGAAAGGCGTCTGCACCAGGAGGTCAGCCACGAATGAATCCGTGATCCTAGATACGTCGACTGGGAACGAGTGAACGTGGAGCCACGAATCATCATTGCACGACCGTACCATCTTCTCAACGGCCTCGTGGACGACGCGAAGTGGGGAGCCAATGCTGAATGCGAGGACGTTCGCCGTCGTGTGCCGGTGGCTGTCTCCGGCGCCGACGAACTTCGTCCACATGTCCCCCCGCATCTTGATCGTGAACATAGCTGATTTACGGTTTTCCAAGATGAGGTAGCCATTCTTGCCGGGCCCATTTATGACAATGACGCCGCGAACATTGGTGGCTTCTCCGTGCCTCTTGAACGAAACCGTGATGGTTCGGATGCCCTTCATATCGAGCAGATCGCCGTAGCACTTCGCCTTTACTTGATCAGCGAGTGTGTGCTTCGCGGCGAGTTTTGTGAAGTCGTCGGGCTCCTTACCTCCGAAGATGTCGCGATTCAGAGCCTCTTCTGATTCGTAGAGGCCGCAGGCCAATGCACTCTCGACCGCGAGACGGTCGAGACTACTCGAAATAGCATCATCACCCTTCATCCCTTTCTTGGTCATCAATCCTCCCACACGAAAATGCTAACTCCGTATCATCCTTATAGCAGTGGACTGGATCATTTTTATGTCATAGGGTTGAGTCGATGCACGCTGAAGAATTGCCGCGCGATGAGCTCTACGACGTCGCCAAGAATCGAGAAGAAAACGGACTCGGATATAGCTCCAAGGTAGAGGAGGAGATTGAGGCTCTGCTCTCGACGGAGGATGAAATCTACGAGGAGACGGAGATCGATATCATTCTGGAGGATGAGGAGAGACGCATCGTCCTTCCCGACTCACGGGTAGAGGTGAGTCCGTCTGAGTTCACGGAGTTCGCCATCCGTATCCCCATTGCTGGTAGCATCGAGCCCTTCAGTTTCGCGGAGCGGCCTTACCTACGGCAGGTCTACGACACCTCACACCACCGCGTTCTCATGAAGTGTGCCCGTCAGACCGAGAAGTCGACGGGCCTCGGCAACCTCTCCGTGGCGTACTCCAGTCTCAACGTCGCCTTCAAGGTGCTGTTTGTGACGGCCACGGCTCAGCAAGCTACGGTCTTCTCTGTTGACCGAATTCGTGAAGTCATCGAGATCAGCCCCGTCATCAACGGAATGACGACGGCGAAGCTGGCGCAGAACGTCTTCTTCAAGCAGTTCCGAAACCGATCACAGATTCGTATTCGATACGCCTTCCTCTCTGCTGACCGTGTCCGCGGCATATCCGCCGACCTCATTCTGATCGATGAGGTGCAAGACATCATGACGCAGAATATACCCGTCATTGAACAGTGCGCCTCTCACTCCTTCTGGAAGCTGTACCGCTACTCCGGCACGCCGAAGAGCCTGGACAACACGATAGAGAAATACTGGGCTGACTTCTCGACTCAGAACGAGTGGCTCGTCCCCTGTGACTGCCGCAAGCCTCACCGACATTGGAACAGTCTTGGTGAGGCTAACATCGGTAAGAAGGGTCCGATCTGTAGTCGGTGCGGCAAGGCCATATACCCCCTCGGTCCTGAGTCTCGCTGGGTTGCAAAGCAGCCCATGACTGTAGACAACAGGGATCGCGTCACCTTCGAGGGATTCCGCATCCCTCAGTTGATGGTGCCTTGGATCATCAATAATGAGAAGGCGTGGAACGACAACGTCCTCTTTGCTTTGAATCGGTATGAGCGAGCTCAGTTCTACAACGAGGTCCTCGGCCTCAGCTACGACAGTGGCACCCGACCGCTGACGCAGGCGCAGCTCCAGGCGTGTTGCATCGACGACATCGACATGACGGAGGCCAGGGAGAACGCCCTGCGGTGTGATGGGGGTGTCTTCGTCGGCATCGACTGGGGCACGGCGGAGAACGAGTCCTACACCGTGCTTGTTCTTGGTGGGTACATCAAGGGTGTCTTCACGATCTTCTTTGCTCACCGCTTCACGGGACGTGAGGTTGAGCCCCCTGTACAGCTTGAGATGATCGCCAAGATGCTGGTCGAGGTGAACTTCTCTGTTGCCGGAACCGACTATGGCGTTGGCTACGACAGGAACGATTGGCTAGCTCGTCAGTTCGGTATTGATCGCATCAAGAAGATGCAGCACGTTGGTCGTCAGAAGGTGAAGGTAAAGTGGGAGCCTGGCCTCTCCCGTTTCACCCTGAACCGAACCGAGGTACTGTCCGATCTCTTCAATGCCATCAAGAGGGGGAAAAACGTCATCCGATTCCCGAACTGGAATCAGTTCATGGACCCTCATGGCAGTGACTTCCTCAACATCTTCATGGAGTATTCGGAGCAGCTCCGGATGGTCCAATATAAGATCAGCCCTGGTAAGAGCGACGACACGGCTCACGCCGTGCTCTATTGCTTCTTGGCCTCTATGCTTGTGAGGCCTCGCCCCGACATCCTCATTCCTATGCAAGAGGGACAGATCGAAGAGATGATGAGCAGCTAAGAGGACACGGGCGGGGAGGGCCGCCGCGTGTCCAGAAGGATTATTAGGAATGGCCCAGGACGGGCCAGGCGCTCAGGAACCGGTGGCGGCGAGGGTCGGGTCTGCCACCGGAGGCGGACCGGCTGCCGGAGGGGGTGCTGCCGGAGGCGGACCGGCTGCCGGAGGGGGTGCTGCCACGGTGGGCGGTACTGCCACGGTGGGCGGTACTTGGACCGCCTCCACGACAGTGGGTGGTACTTGGACCGCCGTCGTCACGACGGGAAGTGCCGTACCCGTCACGGCCTCTGCCGCGGCTGCCCGAGCGATTTGGGCAATCTCCGCGTCCGATTTCAGTACCATCAGCGACATTCCAGCCGTCGCTGCTACGGCGGCTGTTCCTCCACCGCCGTAGATCAGGGTCTGCAGATACACCGGAAGACCGACGATGAATGTCCGCGAGCCTACGATAAGCGCCGCGCCTATCGCGATAGCCGGCGCAACGATAGCCGCGCCGGTGAATACCCTTCTCAATCTGTCGCCCATTTTTCGGTCTCCTCCCTGATTCTGCACGGCGAAATGACGTGCAGCAGCCCGGGGTAAGATTCCCCGAGTTACAACTCTTATACCTAGATCAGAAGGTTGTTTTCGATCTAGAGCATGCCCTTGTGGCCACCACGGCCTTGGGCCTTGAACTGCTTGATGAGGTCGTCGAATTCATCGACGTCCGCTGAGGCGAGACGGGCCAGCATGTTCTGACTCGTGTCTTGAGCTGCGTTGATCTCAATGCTTATAACAGCGATTGATCTTAGGTTGTTGCGACCGCGCCACAACAAGTCACGGCATCTCTGCAGGTTGATGTCGATGGTGAACTCGGGATGAGTCGTGACGTATCGGAGTTGTTTCAGGCACAGCTCGTAGAATGGTCTCCAGGACGTCGGTGTGTTTGCGAGCTCGTTGAGCCTCTCCATCTCATCGTCGCTGATTCGGACGAAGACTTCGCAGCAGCTCAGTAGTCTCTCTATCGGCCACTCCGTCGTCTTGAGCTCCTCACAGATGTTGATGAAGAGCATGAGGAGCCTGTCGTCATCCATCGGCTCCAACTGTGTGGCCGACATCTGATTGACCTGCAGCATGAGGTCGAGAGCCCCCTGTAGACGGGATACCTGGCGCTCCAGTAGGATGATGCGTCGCTGCGCGTCCTCTGGTGACATCTTGATGCCGCCCTGGATCGATAGGACCTCGTCGATGTCTTCGGAGCGCACATAGATTACGTCTCCGTCGGTGAGCTGTCGGACTACTGCTCGCTTGGCTAATTCCCGTACGGCGTCTTCGTCGCAACGCAGCTTTTGGGAGGCCTCCAGGACAGAGATCCAGGCCTTGCGAGTGCTTTGCATACGATCCCTTACATGCTACGTTGTCGATAGTGTATCACGGGGTGTATCCTCTAAGAGATACATGCCTCATGATACGAACGGAGACAAGGGGAAGTAGATGCCCCTACGAGGCACAGGGAACTTGGTTGATTCGGACCAGTTGAGGACGCTGGCCAAGCGTGCCAGTGAGTTGCACCTTGGTGGCGACGTTCCGATGACTGAGGCCGTGGTTCAGTCCGTGAAGGATGAGCAGGGTCTCGGCACAGAGCACATACGCCGGATCGTGGAGTTCGCAAACAACGAGACGTTCCAGCGGATGTTCAAGGAGGGTTCTGGGGACCATCGTGTCGTCAACTTCGACGGCGGTCCCGCTGATCCCGGTGACGTGTTGAAGGAGCTCAACATGGGAGCCATGTCATCCCCGATGGCGGTCTCGGAAAAGACCGCTTCCTTCGATTCCTATGTGCCGGGTGAAGACTCGGCCATGGGTGTGTTCGACACCCCCAAGACTGCTGAGGCCTACCCCATGGCCAATCCCATGGGAGATGCCTGGCGTCTTCGAGAGCAGCTCGAAGGACTGCAGGACCACTTCGCGGCAGAGCATCAGCTCGCCGTTGTTCGTCACGGAGAGGCTGAGAGCGTCCTCGTGAAAGAGGCGAAGCAGATCGTCCTTGGCGGCGGAACGACTGCAGACATCAGTCGTGCCGTCTCCATGCAGGCGTCGCACCCCGATCTCGCCAAACTCGCTTTGGTGAAGGTCCAGCGTTACTTCGATGCCAGCGGCATCGAGTCTTCGTCGGGGTGTGTTCTTGCGAAGACGGCTTCTCAGCCGAATCCCAACAGCCCACTGGCTCAGTCGTACTCCGACTATGAGGCAGCGACGCTTCATCGCTTCAAGATCGCCGCGGCTATCGAGCACGTCGGTGCCAAGCTCTCCGCTCTCAACAGAGCCATCACCAAGAGGCTTCGATGAATTACGAGGGCCTTCGTCAAGCGGGGGCTCTTGCAGCCCTACGCAGAGCTGCTGACCGTCACGAGATGGAGAAGGCCGAATGTATGTCGGCCTTCAACACTACGAAGCAAGCCGCCGTCAAGATGAAGCTGAGCCCTGCCGAGATCGCTCAAGCCCTTATCAGAGGCGAGGGGACCAGCGGCCCGAAGTGGCTAGCTGGGGTGACGTCGAAGAAGTGGCCGGTCCGCCCTCCTGGTGTGGAGGGGAGAGGGAGGACTCCTAGTCTTCGAGACGTGCTGGAGTCCAAGGGTGTCGACGTTCGACCCATCATCAAGAAGTCCCAAGACCTTCGGGCCATCGGCCGCTTCGTCGCACTCCAGAAGGAGGCCGCCGCAGTAGAAGCTCTGGGTCACGGTGCTAAGGTTCTCAGCAAGCTCCCGGCCGGGGTCAGAAAAGCCTTCGCCGAGATGGGCGAGCAGGTCTCCAAGGGTGTTGCCGTTGACCCATTGAAGCCTGGTGTGGCGGCCAAGGCATTGGGCGGAGCCGTGCGTCATGCCCCAACTGCTGGCGCCATACTGGGTGCTGGCTACGTCGCCAAGCCGCATGTTGAGCCCTACATGCGGTCGAAGATGATGCAGTTCCGCATGCGGCAGGCCGCGACTCGACCTCACTTTGATCCACGAACTCAGAGGTTCATGTAATGAGCGCAATCGACGAGTTCCTGAGCTACGATGAGGAAGCAGGCATCTCGAAGGAGGCCAACATCTTTGCAAGGGGCCTCAGGATGATGGGCTTTGGGGCTCGTCCCGTAGCGGAGACGGCGGCCAGAGAAGTCGCCCCAGTAGCGGCCTCAGTCGCCAGAGAGGCTGTTCCAGCCGTCGCTGCGGCTGCTCCGAAAAGCGTTGGCCGTCGCTTTCTGGACCAGATCAAGCACATCGGCTCTTCTACGGCGCAGATCGGTGTTCCTGCCCTTGCCTTGGGCGGGGCCATGGCCGGTTCCGAGAGTCTCATCAACGCCGCTTCCAGCACCATCTCTCGTAGCCGCGGCTACCAAGGGATGATGGAGAACAATCCTGAGCTTGGGAAGATGGATCAGAAGCGGGTCAGCGCCGCGTTCAAGACGCTCCACCGCTTCAACCCCGAGATGGCCAGTGACCCCTACGTTGCCGGTGGGTGGGTGAAGCGCGTCACGGACTACGACTACGTAGACCCCAAGACCATCGGCGACCTCGTCGCTGCTCGAAGCCGGGCCACGAAGCCGGGTGTCATGGAGCGTGGTCTCCCTCTCGCGATTGCTGGCTCCAGTATCGCGGAGGGCCGCGGAATGGCAGATCGCCGTGAGGGTTTCGACACCAGCAAGCTCATGTTGGCCGATGCCATGGCGAGGCAACGCGACCAGACCGCCAGGAACAGCGCTCAGGACGTGGCCATGGCGCAGGCGCAGGGTAAGCTCACAGCAGAGCACGCCAGCAGAGCATTCACGGAGGACGTTGAGCGACGCAAGGCTTTCGGGAAGGCCAAGGGCACGGCGCAGGCCGCGCGTAGAGACCCCAGTCTGTTCCGGGAGGCTGTAATTCCGGGGGAGACCGGAAAGTTGATGGCTCAGCGGGACTTTGCTGTCGCCAACCCTGCCCCAGGTAGTTTGGAGTATCAGAAGTCATACGCCGGTTTGATGGCTCAGCGGGACTTCATGGTGGAAAACCCTAACTTTGATCCCAACGACTAGCCTCAAGGGAACTCGCAATGATCGAGAAGCAATGCCAGTTCTCGGGTCGTGATGAGGCGGGTCTCTACTTCCACCTCCTTCATCCCGGTTACGACGACAGTATCGAGCTCGTGAAGCACGCCGCGGCCTCCGCTCCAATGCTGGAGGAGGTGAAGGCCTTCCTAAAGCAGATGGCGCGGCCCACGGGGAAGCAACACATACTCTTGTCGGCGCTCGGTGCGGGGGAGTTCTGGGGCGCCAATACCAACGGCGACTTCTTTCCAGAGAACTCTCTGATCCACACACCTCAGAACTGGGCCGGTCTCAGCAACAAGATGCAGCAGATGGTTGGGACGAAGTGGGAGTGGGGCTACCCCACCTTCTACAACGCTCACGCCTTCCAGCACCACGTCAACAAGGACCCGAACCGGGCCTTCGGTGACGTGGAGTACGCGTGTTGGGACCCGGAGATGAAGAGGGTCCTGCTCGTCGTCGGCATCGATAGAGCTCGTGCCAAGTCAATGGGGGCCATCGGCATCGTCGACAAGATCGACAACGGTGAGTTCCCTGACGTCAGCATGGGTTGCCGCGTACCCTTTGATCTTTGTGTTCCTGCCGGCACACTACTGTCCGCCAACAGCCTGAAGCCCATTGAAGACGTTGAGGTCGGGGAGGCGATTCGGTCTCATACTGGGGCTCTTTTGACGGTGAAGGAGACCTTCCGAAGGACGGCTAATGAGCTGGTGTCGATCCAGCCCGTTGGTACGCCTGACCCACTACGGTGTACTCCTAACCATCCGGTCCTCATCATACGGAGGGATACTCTTCGTAGTTGCAGTGGGTCGGCAAATGGTAACAGGCGCCGTCACACCGTAGATACCGATGGTTACTGCTCCTTTTGTGATCGCGACATCGACATTGTACCGGAGTGGATAGAGGCCTGGGATGTTCAGATCGGAGACTATGTTCTGACTCCAACTGGACGCGGTACTCTTATCCCTACGAGGGGATTGGAGGACGCCCCTCTAGCCAGGGTCTTTGGGTACTACATCGGTGATGGCTCCCCGATACGACAGCGTCGAGGCCGTAAGAGGGACGGTGAATATTACCTACAGGGTTTGCAGTTCAGCGTTGGGCACCATGAGCCGGATCACGCTGAGAGGTTGTTCAACACGCTTCTGGAGCTGCGAGGTAGGAACAAGCCAAAGGTATACGCCGAGGGCCAGGGGAGGCGCGCAGATTCTGTGCGTCTATACGACCAAGACATCGCGGCTGAGGTTGTATCAGCGTGTGGTGAGAAAAGCCGAGGGAAGGTAATACCTGAGGAGTGTTTCCATTGGGTGCCGGAATTGCGGTGGCACCTCCTCGGTGCCCTGATCGATACAGACGGTTCCCAGGACCATAATACCCAGAAGGGGTCTGTTCGGTACACAACAGTGAATCGGGGTCTGGCCTATGGAGTCCGTGATCTATGTCTGAGTCTTGGCATTGCTGCCTCGGCGAACAAACAATGGGCTAATGACTTTGACGGTTCTAAGATCGAGTGCTACCACGTTCTGATTCCTGCTTCCTACTCGGAGATGTTGGCCCCGTACTCAGAAAAGGTGAGGCCTTACGATCGTCGATGTGGCACTAAGGGGTTCTTCTGGGGTGGTTACTACTGTTCGCCGATTCGATCTGTTGTGTGGGAGGAATACGACGAGCCGGTACCGGTGTTCAACGTCGCAGTGGAGGAGGACGAGTCCTACGTTGCCAACGGTATTGCTGTTCACAACTGCTCTATCTGCACGGATTGGACTCGCATCACCGGCAATCCCAGAAAGGATCTGGCCGAGCACCGTCGCAGTGCCATCCGAGGCATCAGCGTCACGACAAAGGACTATTGCCAGCACCTCAAGTTCGAGGTCGGGAGAGTTCACCCCGATGGCAAGAAGGTCTGGATGTGGAACCTCCACCCCCGCTTCTTTGACATCTCCTTTGTCTTCATCGGCGCCGACAAGTCGTCCAAGGTCATGGCAAAGCTAGCCGGAGCCTGCCCCCTCAGTCACGACAAGAAGAAGTGCGCCTCTTGTGTGGCGGATCACTGCGACATCCCGAGCGGCCACGTTCATGACGTGTGGTCCCGGGAGAAGACGGCCAAATCCTACGCTGGTCCTAATCGTATCGAGGCGATGAAGAAGAACCGGCTGAGATTGAAGCAGGACAAAGACTTCTCGATGGATGACTACATCCGTTTGGATCAGGAAGCCATTCGGAAAGATCAAGCCGCGGGCCGCGTTCCAGACTTCAACAAGAAGGCCTCCTACCAGGCGTTCCCGGAGTTTGAGGACCCCAAGGACGCCGCCCGGATCAATCGGATCATTACGGCCCAACGGAAAAGGCTATCTAGGTTCAAGCAGGCGAAGACGGCCACCTTCCGTACCCCGGAGGAGCGTTCTGCTGCGTTGCGGCAGGAGGTTCAAGAGCGACAGACTGGCGTCGACAACGACCCCGATAGCATCATGGGCAAGATCAAAGATGCTTTCGCTGAGGCGTGTCAGAAAGAGGGTGAGCACGGCGAGTTCCCGAAGATGGGCTCCGACCTAACGAAGCTCGCCAACCTGGACCTTCAGAAGAGGGCTGAGATCATCAAGAGGATTCAGTCGCACTTCAACCGCACCATGCCTAGTGTGGGTGAGGACGAACCCGACATCCCCAAGGAGACCCTCGACGAAATGTCGAAGTGCCCCGCCGATGCCTTGGGTACGGCTGGCGGCATGGGCATCATACTGAAGCCCAGTGAGTTCCAACGCGTCTTCATGGGCTCCATTGGCAAGCCTGAGCTTGCCGATGCTCTGGAGGAGAAGGGCATCACCTTCAGTCCTGGTGCGGAGCCTGATCCCCACTTCAGTATCGCGCACCGCATCGTCCCCCGCATCTTGGAGGCTCTCCGTCCGTTGATGGGAGAGCGCAGTGCGTTGGGACCTCCGCTGCACCGTCGCAGGTTCAGGGTCACCATCATCGCTGCGAAGCCAAGTAACTGCGTTGACCACCCCATGTTGGATAAGGTGGCCTCGGCCTATGAGGCGTATCGACGCAGCGTTGTGTACGGAATTACGGACCTCGTTCCTCGTATGATTCATGAGCACCCAGCGATCTTGGACGACATTGTTGAGGTGGATCTGTTCAACAACGAGGGGGTGGGTCTTGTCAAAGCCGGTAGCGACGTGGTTCAATCGCTACTTGGGATGTTTCCTGCCACGTACATCAACAGAGCCTACATGCCTGGGCCCGTTTCCAGGTACGTGGAGGACCACGCAAACTTTGCCGGTCTGCGAGCGGCAGGTGCCCTCGCGGCCAGCGGAGGAGTGGCGTAGAGATGCCTGTCTCGAAGATCGCTTCTTCACCGCGAGTCAACGTGTGAGGAATCGGAGGATATGATGGACCCAGTTCTGGCACAGCTCTACGGCACGCTCCATGACACCCAGCCGGAGCCCTCGCAGGAGGAGCTTCAGAAGACCGCCGCTCTGGAGATGCTCCAGAAGATCGCGGAAGATGGAGACATCGACCTGAACGAGCTCTCCGACGACGACATCGTCGATGCCTACAACGAGCTCGTCGGTGAGGGTGAGGACTTCGAGAAGGACGCGGCGGAGTACGACGAGGAGGAGATGGCGAAGCTGGCGGCGGAGGAGATGCTCCGCAACGCCGACTACATGGGTCGCACCATTGCCCATGCCATCGTCCACGAGCTCAAGGGCATCCAGAAGGCCGCCGCGGATGACGAGAGCGCGGATGAGGAGGAGGAGAAGGCCGCCAATCCCCTCATGGCCGCTGTCGCCAAGAAGAAGGAAGAGGCCAAGAAGGACGACGACGGCGACGAGAAGGAGAAGGATGCCTACGCGCAGGTCGTCGAGGCGCGAGCCTACGACATCCTCAAGCAGGCCAACTACGTCGACGAGGACGGGACCGTGACGCCCCCCGACGGGTTCGACAAGGAGGCGCAGGCGGTGATCGACCGTGACGCGCTCCAGGTTCTGCAGGAGTTGGGCTACCCCGTCTCGTGGACGGAGTAGGGGTCGAGGGGCGTCGGGGATGAGGCTTTCCGCAGAGGTCTTCCGGTCGATGGGCGAGGAGTTTGCCAGCATTATGAAAAGTGCTGGCAACTCCAGCCCCTCGATCGTTGCACCGCCCACTCCGGGCGGCGACGGGCGCGGCATGTCGCCGAAGCCTGCTGCTCCGGTCACCACCCAGAGCTTGGTGGGTAAGGTAGTGCAGTCGAAGACCAACATTCAGAAGACGAACTACACGAAGCCGAACAGCAAAGTAGTCACCCCCGACTTGACGCAGGCTGCAGAACAGCGGGGTATCGCACCCCCTGTTGTGAGATCATGAGGAGCTAGTATGAGGCTGTCCATCCAAGAGATGATCGAGGACGTCCTCTCCGAGACTGGTGATGTGACCATGTCCAAGATCGCCGCGGAGGCAAACGGCGAGGACAAGGCCAAGAAGCCGGTCAGCAAGGAAGAGGCCGAGCGGCAAGCCGACAAGGAGGAGGCGCAGCAGGGTGGTGGTCAGCCCCAAAGCGCAACCCCCGAGAAGACGGCGTCGAATCGTGTTCAGAAGTTGGCGGCAGCGGTCGAAGAGATCGTTGCCACCATCACTGGGCGGGTTCCGTCTTCAGTCGGTCGAGTCGTCACCGCAGCGGCGGGGGAGGCCGCTGGCAACGTGGGACCCGGCAAGGGTCCCGGAGCCACCGCCACCAACGTCGACGACCCCACCCCTGGTGAGCAGTCCGATATCAGCGGTGAGGCGAAGACCAAGATCCCCACGAGCCCGCCCATGGAGTCCAAGGGTAGTGGTGGGAACGAGAAGGCCCCCGCCAACGCCATGGCGACCAATGCCGACGACATGCTCCCCGCACAGCCCGCTGATGGCGTGCTGAAGCAAGGCGCTCTGGCGAACTTCGCCAGTGAGCTTCTGGGCATAGAGAAGGCCGCTGTCATCGGCGCAATCACCGGGGCTGTTCGTGGCTCCAAGGCCAGTAAGAAGGGTGAGAAGTACGAGGGTGCCATCAGAGGCGCTCAAGCCGGTGCTGGTGGTGGTGGTGTTGGCGCACTAGGTGGTGGCGCGGCGGGGACTATCGGTGGTGGCGCGGCCGGCTCCATCATTGGTGGGCTTGCCGGACTCGCTACCAGGCGGCCTGGTCTGGGTGCTGCTATTGGTGGCGCTGCAGGCTCAGCGCTTGGCGGCATCGGCGGCGCTGTGACCGGTGACATTCTTGGTGGTAGAGCCGCCACCAAATCCCTCCTCAAGAAGAGGAAGGAGATGGAGAAGGAGAAGGAGAAGAAGGCGGAAGACGCCATCAACCCAGCTCAGATCAGTGCCCCCAAGGCCAAGGGGCTTCCCGAGGATCAGCCGTCCTCGATGAAGCGTCACGCGGAGGTCACGTCTCAGGAGAAGCATCTCGCTTCCAACGCCGCTCCGGTGGCCGTGAAGAAGGTGCAGACCCAGGCCGTACCGAAGAAGCGGATGGGAGAGGTCCTCGACGAGCCGGCTCAGGTCGCCTCGACGGACAAGGTCCTCGACCAGGCTTTGGGCGCCGACAAGGTGGACCAGGCAGGAGCCAAGATCGCCTCCGATCAGAAGGTCAAGGTGGCTGCGGCTCGCGCTCTGCTCCAGAAGATCGCCTCCGAGGGCTGCACGTGCGGTCCAGATACGGAGGTGTGTATGTGCAGCTTCGGCAAGCTCGCTTCTCGGCTGAAGAAGGGAGGAGAGAAGGGTTCGGAGAAGAGATCGATGTTCGGCGCCGACGGTGTTCCGCCATCCGTGCAGGCGTCTTCTCCGGCCGGGTCACAGGCGGGTGGCGCGACTCCGCAGGTGTAAGAGAGGGCATCAATGGAAAAGCTCAGCGCGGAGAAGATCGCTGCGGTGCTGACAGAGGTGCCCGAGACCCTACGGGCGCTGGATGAGGACCGCAACAGTTGGCGGGAGCGAGCAGAGCAGGCCGAAGGGGCCGTTGCGAAGCACGCTCAGCAGGAGCGAATCGTCAAGGTCGCAGTCGCGATGGAGGCGAAGGGGCTCGACGCGGGTCGATCCATGGAGGAGCGTTGCTCCCTCCTGGAGAAGAAGGCCGCGGAGGGTCGCCTCGAAGCCATCGAGGAGGCAATCGAGATGAGTCCGGCTCAGCGTCCGCTTGGAGACCTCGTGGAAGGGGTCCCCGGCAATGCGGGTGACGAGTTGACATCGTTCCTTCTCGGGGACCTCGTCTAGAACGACGGCCACCCAAGGAGCAATCGAGGAGCGAAGATCATGGCGCAAGTCAATTTCAAGCTGTACACTCCGACCCAGACGCAGGAGCGTCAGGCGTTCGAGATGGCTGACAGGACTCTCCTGCGGCCGGACAACGCCTTGCCCCTGGTCATGGGTGAGTTCGTTCAATTCGACGCGGCGTTCAAGTTCGTCCGCGGCGACGGGTCCGTCCCGGCTTTCGCCGTCTACGACGAGTCGGGGCGCTCCGACACCCAGGCCATCGGCAAGGCCACTGTCTTGCTGCTTGGCCACTACGTTGCCGACACCTACGTGTTCGACAACGTGGCACCGCCGGCTCTGGGCGCCAAGCTCATGGTCGACACCGTTGCCAACGCCGCCAAGAACCTGGCGAACAAGTCGGGTCTCAAAACCCATGGTGGGGGCGCCGACCTCATCATCGGGTACGTGCTCAGGACTGCGGCCACCGCCCCCGGGAACTATCTTCGGTTCCTGCACACCCAGGCATAGGGGAGGAGGCATACAATGTCAGAGCAAGTACATCCCAGCGTGCTCAATCAGCTCTTCACGACCAAGCTCGACTCGGCGGAAGCCAAGGAGAAGATCGCTGCGCTCGGCGGGTCCTACATCAGGGACCGGCTGCGCGAGGTGGCCTACTCCCGGCAGATCATCCCACCGGAGCAGGTCACGAAGGCGGACTGCCAGCGGTCCGTCAACCACGACACGCTCGTGAAGATCGTGGACATCGAGCCCGAGTCCCGCGCCATGGCGATCACGTTCCGTGGTCAGCCGTCGGCTCGCTTCATCCGGGCTCCTCGGTACGAGATCCCCTTCTACACCATCTCCTCGGAGAAGTTCGAGAAGACGGAGCAGGAGCTCCTGGCCTACGAGATGCCGATCACGAAGGTGATCGAGGACAACTCGGTGAAGGACATCCAGGAGATCGAGGACCGCGAGTTCACGATCCACATCGAGTCGGCCGTCCAGGCTCTTCAGCAGGAGGCCAAC